ACTATTCGGGCAACAATGCTTGCATGAAAGCTGTTATCAACGGCAAAGAATATATTGTGCCAAACGATGCACCCGGCAACAAAGAATACGACGAAATTATGCGTCAGGTCGCAGCCGGTGAGTTGACCGTCAAGGACGCTGACTGATGTTTGCGACTGCCGCCTTTGCAGAGGAGCCATTTGCTGCTACGCAAGGTATTGTAAAGACCGGCGTAAGTTCGCTTTCAGCCAACGCCACCCAGACGGCGACAGGTATACACATAGCCTCCGGCTCGTCAGAAATGACAGGAATTGGTAGTCAGGCGTCGGTTGCAAGTGGCATCTTAGTGGGTGTGCCGGGTAACCTCAGTGCCAACCTGACACAAACTTCAGCGGGAATACGACTTCGCACCGCCACTACTGGCACATTGAGCAGCGAGTTCACACAAAGCACCGCTGCCATAAGAATCGCCACCGGGACTTCTGATATTGAGTTCTTGGTGGTACAATCCACAAGCGGTGATATTAAGTTCGTGGAGATCAACGCCGGAGAAACTGCCGAAACATGGACAGAAATCACACACACGGGTGATACGTGGACCGAGATCAATGCTGGCAGCACGGCAGAAACATGGACAGAGGTGGTGAATTAAATGGCATCTTCATACACAGCCAATCTCGGCATCGAGAAACCCGGTTCTGGTGAACAGGCGGGTACTTGGGGTACGACCACCAACACCAACTTCGATATCATTGATCGCGCCATCAACGGCGTGTTGTCGCTGTCTCTGTCTGGCACGACCACCACGCTTACCACCACAGATGGGGCGCTATCTGATGGAGGACACAAGGTTTTGTTGCTTGCGGGTTCGCCCTCTGGCACCAACACGATTACCATCAGCCCAAATGACCAAGACAAGGTGTACTTGGTTAAAAACAGTTCCGGTCAAACAGCTACGTTTACGCAAGGTTCTGGCGGCAACGCTTCTGTCCTCAATGGAGAAACAGCTTGGGTGTTTGCGGATGGCGCGGGTTCTGGCGCACAAGTGCAAGTCGCCGCCTTTGACGTTGTAAACGACACCACCCCGCAGCTTGGTGGCGTCCTAGATACAAACGGCAACAATATTGAGTTTCCAGATAGTTCTGGCGCAGAGGTCAACAGACTCAAGTTTGGTGCTGGGGACGATGTCTCTGTGTATTGGGATGGCACAGACGGTCACATCACCACGTTAGGCACGTTGAATGTTGACGGTGCTGATGGTCACGAAATGGCAAAGTTTGTAGATGGCGGTGCCGTCGAGCTTTATCACAACGACAGCAAAAAGATTGAAACGACCTCGGCGGGGGTGGATGTTACTGGCACCGTGCAAGGCGACAGCTTCACGCTGGACAACGGATCAAACGATTGGACAGTGACTGTCTCGTCAAACAAGTTGCTATTTAACTATGCAGGCACCGCTAAGATGGAGCTAGACACCAGCGGCAACCTGAAAGTCACAGGCGACGTAACTGCTTTTGGCTCCATTTCGTAGGAGACACAAATGGGTGTTAACGGTGGTGCAGGTAACGCAATCTCCATATCAGAGATTCAATCTTTCTATGGGGGGTCCAACCCCGCCGCTTTGTCAGAGTATTATCGGAACGGCAGCAATGTTCCGCAGACAAGCTCTGACAGCGGCACATCTAGCTCGACAGTCAATAATATTGCAGCAGTCGTAAACAATCTGGGTAGCGGTTACAGTAGTTTCAGCACCACGATCACACAAGGCAACTCTGGATTCAGTGGTGGTCAATCTAGCGGCAACTGGAACGTGATTCGAGAAAATGCTGGCTCTGGCACAGGCACATGGACAGCGCGAGTCCTTGACGCATCGACCACTCTTTCTGTGTCTTGTGACAAAAAAGCTCTGACTGTAACCAAAAATGGATCAACTGTAGTCACGTTTGACAACAACGGTGGTAGCTCTACCGTTTCTTGCTCGCCCGGTGATGAAATTGTGTGGACTTGTTCTGCGGGTGCCGGTGGTGGTGGCACAATCAACAGATCGCAAAGCTGGTCTTGGTCTGGTTCTCCCACTATTCAGTACACAGCCAACACCAACGGTGGCACATCAGGCACGGTGGTCGCCTACGCCGTTAGCCTAACGAACAACACAGGACTGACTGTAGATCTTACATCTTCGCCTTGGGGCAATGATAGCAGTTTTACCAATGGTGAGGCGAAATCAGACACGCGATCATCCCCCTCTTGGTCATGGTCACACCCTGCTAATACTAGCGTGCCAACATCAAGCACAATCAATATGGACATTTTCAACGCACCCGGCACCCCAATAGGTTGATTGCATGCCACTGACAAAATTACAATTTAGACCCGGCATCAACCAAGAGGTCACTTCATACTCTAACGAAGGTGGTTGGCGTGACTGCGACAAGATCAGGTTTCGGTTTGGGTATCCAGAAAAGCTGGGTGGCTGGGAGAAGTTTAGTTCGTCCACCTACCTTGGGTCTGCTCGCGCGCTACATAACTGGATCGCGCTCGACGGCTCAAACTATCTTGGTATTGGCACACATCTGAAATATTACATCGAAGAAGGTGGCGCATTTAATGACATCACACCTCTTCGTTTGACCACTAGCGCGGGTGATGTAACTTTTGCAGCCACCAACGGCAGCACAACCATCACCGTCACGGACACCGGGCATGGCGCAGTCGAGAATGACTTCGTCACCTTCTCTGACGCAGCCTCGTTGGGTGGCAACATCACTGCTGCAATCCTCAACATAGAATATCAGATCGTCAGCATCATCAATGCTAACAGCTACACGATCACCGCAAGTGTGGCGGCTAACTCTTCTGATAGCGGCAACGGCGGATCAAGCACCGTGGGCGCATACCAGATCAATGTTGGCTTGGACTCGACGGTCGGTGGTACAGGTTGGGGCGCAGGCTTGTACGGCGGCGTGGCGGCAGGCGCTCTTGAGACCACCATCAACGAGGGCGGTACGTTTTCTGATTCAGACACCACGCTCACCGTGACTAGTGGCACAGGTATCGCCACCAATGACCTTATACTAATTGATAATGAGATACTGAAAGTCACCAACGTATCGACCAATGACTTGACCGTGACACGCGCACAGTCTGGCACTGAGGCGTCAACACATGCCGACGGTGCTACCGTGACTTTGATTGAGGGCAACGCCAACAGCGACAATGATTATTTTGGTTGGGGCGATGCGGCATCTGGCGGTCTGACAACCACGACACAGATTCGTCTGTGGTCGCATGACAACTTCGGCGAAGATCTGCTAATCAATGCACGGGACAGCAATATCTTTTACTGGGACCGCACGAACAATCTGTCCACACGAGCTATCGAACTATCCACACGCACGGGCACAAAGACAAGTGTCCCGCAGAAAGCGAAACAAGTTCTTGTGTCAGATCAAGACCGGCATGTTATTGTGTTTGGTGCGGACGGTTTGGGTGCAAATTCCAGCGCCACGCAGGGTGACGGTGTACAGGACCCGTTACTCATACGGTTCTCTAGTCAAGAAGATCCCATCGACTTTTTCCCGACCGCGACCAATACTGCCGGGGACTTGAGACTTGGCGCAGGGTCTACCTTTGTTCAAGCTGTTGAAACAAAGCGTGAAATTCTCGTTTGGACTGACACAGCCTTGTTCTCGATGCGGTTCATCGGACCACCGTTTACATTTGGTCTATCACAGCTTGCTTCAAACATTACGATCATGGGGCCAAACTCAGCCGTAGCCACAGAGGACGTTGTGTACTGGATGGGTATAGATAACTTCTACATCTATGCCGGTCGTACGCAGCAGCTTCCATGCACCGTGCGGCAAAAAGTGTTTGGTGACTTTAACCGCTCTGAGTCCGACAAGGTTACTTCTGGTATCAACTCTGAATTCAGCGAGATATTCTGGTTCTATCCGTCAGCCAACTCCACGGAGAACGACAAGTATGTGATATACAACTATGGAGAAAAGGTTTGGTATTTTGGTAGTCTCGCTCGGACAGCATGGTTGGATCGCGGAACACGGGCCAACCCTTTGGCGGCAGGCAGCCAATACATCTTCAACCACGAGATTGGCTTTGACGATGACGGATCAGCCATGACTTCGTTTATTGAGTCCGCTGCGATTGACATCGGTGATGGCGACAAGTTCACATATATTAGGCGCGTGATACCAGACCTGACGTTCTTGGGATCGACCAACCTGAGTAGTCCTCAAGCTGTGTTCACTGTGAAGTCTCGACGATTTCCTGGTGCATCGTTCGACAATACCGATTCAGGAACCACGATTGGGTCGATATCAAGTGACGTTGAAACTTTCACAGAGCAGTTGCATATTCGTTCACGCGGCAGATCCTTCGCACTCCGTGTAGAAAGCACGGCTCTTGGAACCAAGTGGAAGCTGGGTAGTCCTCGTGTTGATCTACGTCCTGATGGGAGACAGTAGTGGCACAAGTACAAAATCCACCGCCCAGATTGCCAGAGGCTCCAGAGGTCTACGATCCGCAGTACATGGCAGATTTGCTTCGAGCTTTAGAGATATTCATCTCGCAAGAACGAACACCTGGTGAGATGCGTGGCACGAAGTTAACCCTGACCGACCTGCCAACAAGCGCATCTGGACTGGAAACGGGCGCACTGTATAATGATAGCGGCACTGTAAAGGTTGTTACGTAATGGGCCTGTTCCGAAATCTTACACGAGGATTGAAGCAGATTGCTCCCATCGCCATTCCGGCGATGATCGGCTTTGGCATGGGCGGGGGGTCTTTTGCTGGGATCGGCAGTCTGTTCAAAGGCATGTCTTTTGGTCAGAAAGCCATGCTCGGTCTTGGTGCTCTGGGTCTTGCCGGTGCTTTGGGTGGGCGCGAAGAGTATAGCTTTGAAGAACGACCGGAGCCGGTTGGCAAAGACTTTGCCATGACAGGACGATTGCGCGACGGCACCATCGTGCAATTGAACGATCCAGATCAATTAAAACAATATCGCAAAGAGATACAGACCAAGCCAAATCCAAATGATTTTGTTGTTCCAACATCTGACATAAATCTCTCTGGAGCAGAGGGTGGCATAGCCAGTCTGATGAGCGGTGGTGAAGTTACAGGACCAGGAACAGGCACGTCAGATTCGGTGCCGGCTCGACTGTCTGACGGTGAGTTTGTCCTGACAGCCAAAGCGGTTCGAGGTGCAGGCGGTGGAGATAGAGATATCGGCGCTGCTCGTATGTATGATATGATGGCAGAACTGGAGGCGCAGGGCTAATGTCAACAGCAACCCAAACAGTTACGACCAGACTGCCTGAATTTCAGGAACAGTATGTCGCTGATCTTCTGACCTCTGCTCAGAATTTGTTTAAGCCCGTTGACGAAGGCGGCAAGGGTTTGACCATGCCGTTTGTCCAGCAACAGCTTGCTGGACTTTCGCAGGGTCAACAACAGGCAATCACATCTGCTCTCGGTGGTGTAGGTGCGTTTCAGCCGTTTCTTACTGAATCCAAAGAAGCTCTGACTTCGGGCCTTGGTCAGGCGCGAGCACTTGCTGCTGGCGCCGGCATGGATCCAAACGCCTACAAAGCGTACATGGACCCGTTCCTTGAGGACGTTGTTCAGCGCGCACAGGATGACATTGGTCGTCAAGGCCGAATACAGGAACGTGCAGCGAACGCTCAAGCTGTCGGATCGGGAGCTTTCGGTGGAAGCCGCGCCGCAGTTTTGCAAGGTGAGTTAGGCAGGAATGTCCTTGAACAGCAGGCACGAACTGGTGAACGCCTCCGCAGTGCCGGGTTCTCACAAGCCTCGAAGCTGGCACAAGACGCAGCAGCACAGCAACTTCGTCAGGCGCAGCTTACAGGCGGTCTTGCACAGGGGCTAGCTGGCGGTATCGCACAGCTTGGTATGCAAGGCCAGCAGATGGGCACTCAAGACATTAACACGTTGCTTGGTATCGGCGGGTTGCAACAGGGTCAAGCACAACAAGCACTGAACGTGGCACAACAGAATGCGCTAGCACAGCAGCAGCTTCCGTTCCAACAGCTTGGATTCCTGGGCGACATCTTCCGTGGTGTTCCAGCACTACAGCAGCAGACCACGCAGACCTATACACCACCGCCAAGTGTCTTGTCGCAAGGTATCGGCCTGCTTGGCGCAGGTTTGTACGGTGGCTTCTTCAATAGTCCGGCAGCGGGAGCAGCAACATGATGCGGAGACCACTTGATCGCCGAATGTTTACCACTCCGCAGCAACGTCGCGGCATGGCACGTATGCCACAAGGAATCTTGGCCTCCGGTCCACGGATCATGAACGCTGCGATGCAGCAGCAAGAGCCTGTTCGCATGCAAGACGGCGGAGGTGTGTCAACTCGGTCTGGCCTTACTGGCATGTCAGGTTTTAAAAACTTTTTGAATGAATACATACTTGGATCACGAGCACAGCTTGATATTGGTGGCTCACCGTCCACGGACGAGTCCGTTGCTCTGCCCCCTGCACCGGGTCCGGGCACAGGAAGCTCGTCAAGTGCTGTTGTGCCTCCGGTTGTTCCAACTGGAGACATGCCGGGCGCAGAGGACATACCTTCTAATCAACCGGGTGACGTGAACTTCGAACCCGAGGTTAGTGCGGGAGACGCAACCTCGTCTGTGGCACCCGACACAAATCTAACAGAACAATTTGATGATTTGGTTGAGTCAAGACGACCTTCTCTTCCGAAACAAGAAGGCCCGAAGAATATTTTTGAGGAACTACAACAAATGTTGGAGTCCACAACTCCAGAGGGCAAGAAAAAGAAAACAAGCGAATACGTAGACGATGCAAAAAAACTTTTAGCAGACTACGGGATTGAGGCGCCTGATCTAAAGAGTCGCCGCGATCTTCGTATTATGGAATTCTTCTTGAACATGGCCGCAGGTCAGTCTCCAGACTTCCTAACCAATGTCGCGCAGGCTGGTAAAGAGTCCTTCAAAGGTTACGGCGAAGATGTTCGCGAGATTGAAGCAGCAGAACAGAAGCTCAAGTTGGCTGGACTTGAGATGGGTCTGGCCGAAGAGGCACGGGCGGAAGCATCAGAACAGGCGCTGCTCCTCAAGAAGTACGACATTGCTGCTGATTTGTTTGAAAAGATCAACGACCTGCCTGACAAGTCGCAACAGATCCAGGTTCTTATGGAAAACTACGGTGTGCCACAGGCAGATGCGATCAAGATGGTGTACCCCGGCAAGACTGTTACGCCGCAGGGCTATCAATTAAGACTCAAAGGTTTTCTAGATTCTGGACACAGCCCTACAGTTGCTCACTATTTGGCCGCAGGCGGGGCAACATTGTTGTCTTCCCTTGCAGAAGGCAATCCGATTGGAGAGCAAATCGCGGCTGTAGCGACTGCCAGTGGTCAGCCTCTTACCGTAGCGGATGTGGGAATCCTTGGTGTAGAGACCACTTCTGTAGGAGACTAGCCTCGTGGCTAGAATTATCCAACACAACGGGAAATTTATTGAAGTTCCTGACGACATGTCGGACGAGGAAGCTCGTCGTCGCGCGGATGAAATGGGCGTGGGATCTGGCAGTCAAAAGCTCGTCGCCCGTGATCGTATCGTTGACCCTTCCGTAGAATCCGAAGGCACTCTGCAAGAGTTTGCAGAAGGTCTCGGATCTGGCGTCACCAAAGCGGTGCAAGGTGTAGCCGAACTTGGTGGCATAGCCATCGACTCAGTGTTCGATACCAACACAACTCGTGCAATCAGTCAGGCTGGGGACGATGTCCGCGAAGCCCTTGGCCTTGATCCTGTTGGGGTCGCTGGCACCATCGGTGATGTAACAGGGCAGTTCTTGCTGCCGGGCGGTGTGGGTGTCGCCGCAGTTTCGAAGATTTCCAAGCTCGGCAAGCTGGAGAAAGCTATTCGTCAGCAGGGTCGTGGTCGTGTTGCTGCCGCAGGTCCAATGCCTGCAAGACTAACCAGAGGCCAAACAGCCAAGCTCCGTGCACAACAGGCTGGGGCTGCGCTTATTGTAGACGGCATGGTTGCAGACGATGGTGTCACCACAATCGGTGACTTTGTCGAAGGCGGTCCTACCATGACCGAAAAAGATGTTGGTCTTAGCGGCAGGCTCGAAGCTGGGCGTAGGTTTCGTAACAAAGCTCGGCTCGGTGCAGAGGCGGGTGCCATAGCAGCGGCGTTTCCATATCTTCTCAGCACGACAGCGTTAGTTGCAAAGCCTGGCCTGATGCTGACGGGCGAGATTCTGGCACCGGTAGCGTCGGGCACACGCAGTGCTTTGCAAAAGATTGCCGAAGCAACAGGTGACAGCGCAGCGGCACAGTACATAGGCAACATATCTGTGCCTCGTCCAATCACCAAACTTGCAAATGTGTCTCCAGATACGACGATGTCTGATGTGTTTGAGGGCACGAAAGCTCGGTTAAGATTCCGTGGCAATCTTACCAGAGAGGCTGCTGAACGTCGGTCTGACATACAAGGTTTCATTGACTCTCAAGCCAACCAGGCTGCGTATGCTGTTAGAGAACTTGAGCGAGAGACAGATAAAATATTCAAAAGAGCAGAAAAGGTAAATCTGAAAGGGTTTGGAGAACTCAGTCGAATCGAAGTTACAAACTCGATCTATGGATTCTTGACCAAGGATCCAAACTTTTTGAATAGTGCTGAAGTCCGTCGTGCAGCGGTTCGTCGTGCCGCACGTACAGGAGAAGCCTTTGACCCCAACAATCCAAATCATTTGATCGAAGCAATACCAGAGTTTGCCCGTGCATCTGTGTTGAAAATGCGAAAACAGATTGATGATCTGTCTGCCCGTATTGTGAACAGTGATTATGGAACGCAAAATGTTTCTCAAGATATTCGAAACGAAATCATAGAAAACTTTGGAAAGTATTTGCGACGTAAGTACCGCGTATTCGAGGATCCAGATGCCTATTTTCGTTCGGACGAGTACGTAAAAAATCGTAGCCAGGTCGCTAGATTTTTGCGTGAAAATCCAAACACCGCTCGTAACTTGTACAACAAGATCGTTGATACTGATGAACTTGGTCAGCTTGCGAACGATGCTCCAATTACTGATCGTATAGTTAACGATGTAATTGATACCTTTGTGAATCGGTATCGAAACAAAGTTGGATTTATCGAAGAAAGTGAGAAGCTGGCACGGGCCGCTCGGAATCGTATGAGCCGTGACATGTTCCGCCCTCGTCGCATGGAAGAAGAAGTTTTGAAAAAACTTCTTGGAGAAATTACAGATCCAACACAAGCGTATGTTCGCACCGTGGGCGATCTGGCGGAAACGATAGCGGTAGATAATTTTTATGGGTTCTTGCGCCAAGGTCGTGGACAGATTGTAGATGGCGCCCGTATCGGTGGAGATGACATCATTGATGGCAATGTGTATCAAGGTCTGTCTCTAGCAAACAGAGCGGATTACACAGAACTTACAGACGTTGGCTTTGGTTCTCTGACATCTACTGGTAAAGACACCCCGTTTGAGACTCGCATATTTGTACGCAATCCTATTTATCGTGATCTTACCCGGAACACAAAACGGTTTAACCCTGAAACTAATCTATTGATGAGCACCTTCCTTTTGGGAAAAGGCTTCTCTCAAAAAGTCAAAACGGTTTATAGCCCGATAACTCAAATACGAAACGTCACGTCAGCGGCGCTTTTTGCAGGAGCACAAGGCAACGTGGGGCGTGGGGCAAATGTGTTCGAATCCGTGGCTCTTGTGTTTGAAAATATTCGTAAGTCATCCCCTGAAGATCGAGCCGCTTTCTTCCAAGAATTACAAGAGCTTGGTGTTGTTGGCACACAGGCACAACTTCGTGAACTTGAGCGCACCGTTGAAGATGGACTGTCGTATTACACCAAGGGTGACGTGGACGATCTCGGAATAAACCTGGCGCAAAAGAAATCAAGAGGCGCGGCTCTTCAATTCTTGGGGTCTCGACTTGGTAGACTAGATAAACGCGCGCGAGATCTGTATCAAGGCGGCGATGATATCTGGAAGATTTACAACTTTGACTTTGAACGCAGCAAGTTAATCAATGCTTTTGATGGGGACATAAACGCAGCAGAAGCATTTGCTAAATCTCAGGGCGCAAAGAGTTTAAACGCCTATGCCGCTGACATCGTAAAGAACACGGTTCCAAACTACGAGCGAGTCCCGCAGTTTATTGAGGGGTTGCGAAAGCTGCCTCTTGGTAACTTCATCGCATTTCCTGCCGAGATTGCTCGTACATCCTTCAATACTCTGAACCGTGGCATCGATGAGGTGCAGATGGGCGCGCGGATGATCCAAGAAGGGCGGGCTGCGGGCAACCAAGCCTTGATAAAACAAGGCCGCAACATGCGAGACATAGGCAAGCGCCGATTGAATGGCTTTGCTGCAACCACTTTGGTAGCCGGGCCGGCGGTGCAAGAAACAGCGTTGTATCTGAATGACCTGTCTCGCGACACGCTTGATGCGCTGCGTGAGATCGCTCCGCCGTGGAGCAAGAACAGCACACTTGTCCCAACGTCCGTGGACAAAGACGGTAACATCACAGGTTATGTAGATTACAGCTTCACCAATCCATATGATTATCTGCGCCGTCCGGTCATGGGCATTATCAATGCAATCAACGACGGCAAAGAACTTGATCTTGATGCTGATACAATACTCGCTAACGCAGCGGCAGAGTTTTTCCGTGAACTTAGTTCACCGTTTTTGGAAGAGTCGATCATCACAGAAAGATTGGGAGACCTCATCATCCGGCCTGGTGAGACACGAACCGGTTACAAAATATTCCGCTCTGAAGACACAAGAGGCGAAAAGGTTGAAAAAGGACTTGTTCACCTCTTCGAAGCGTTCCAGCCCACGATTGTGTCTGACATCATGCCTCTGGCGCAGGTATCACCCACCACAGGTGATGTAGAATACATGACGCCGGGTCGTCTTATGACCGCGCTTCTCGGACCAGAGGGTTTGGACAAAAAAGGAAATGTCAGACAGGCCGAAGAAGAGATACTTCGTTATCTTACCGGTATTGGAGAGCAGAAAGTATCTGCCGATTCCTCGTTTAGATACCGCACTTATGATCACAACGAGGCTGCACGACAACCGCAAGGTAATTTCAACAAGCAGCTTCGAGCCTTTGGTCGAACAATCGAAGACCCAGCCGTTGTGCTTGAGAACTACCGACAGGAAAACGAACGCAAGTTCAAAATATACAATCGTGGCTTCAAGTTAATTAAGAACATGAAAAGACTTGGTCTAAGTGAGCGAGAAATCCGCCGCGCAGCCAAAGAATATGGATTCTCTGGCTACAAGAAAATATTGCAAGGACGGTTTGAACCGGTCAACATTGACACTGAAATCTTAAATGATGTTTCTGCGTTTTATCGCAGCATAGGCCGTCCGTTTGACCGTCGTGGACTACAACGTGAGTTGCAAAAAATAAGACGCGAGTATCAAACTCGCAGGCTCACCGCAGAGGGCGTGGAAGAAAGACAACGTCGTGTCTTCCCTGTCGAGACATCTCAAGTACCAACAACCACGGACGTTGCCCCAGCGCCGGCGGCACCCGTGGAAATGGGGGCCGCTCCGATTCTCCCTAGTGTAGCGGCCCCCGCACCTACGCCACCAGGACCACTGACCACGGATCTTGGATCACTGGTAAAGGATCCAAGGACCAGAGAGCTAGTTGAAAGACAAAGGGGATTGGGATGAACCTAGAACAACTGCAAAAAGAGCTAGCAGCCGACGAAGGATGCAAGCTGGAAATCTATTTAGACCATTTAGGCTACCCCACCGTCGGGATTGGGCACCTTATTCACGAAGATGACGACTTGCACGGCTTAGAAGTCGGCTCTGAGGTCTCTCAGGAGCTTGTCGATGAACTATTCCACGACGATGTGCAACGAACTCTACGAGATTGCGAATTTTTGTACAGTGATTTCAATGACTTACCGGAAGACGCACAATTGATCATCGCGAACATGTGCTTTCAACTAGGCCGACCTCGCCTATCTGGCTTCAAAAAAATGAAGGCAGCGGTTGATTCGAGGGACTTCCGCGAGGCCAGCCGTCAGATGTTGGACTCGAAATGGGCTAAACAGACTCCGAATCGAGCGAATCGTTTGGCTGATCGGATGGCGGCGTTGGGTGATACATAAGGTAGAATATACCACAGTCCATGCAGTGCAGATTTGAGACGATGAAATAGTCCTCGTCGTCCTCACAGTCGTGGTCACCGCCCCAAATCACCTGACCGCCGCATCCGAAACATTTTAGCCCTGTCATTTCTTTTTTGTCTTACTGCCCTTGGGCCTGCCGCGCTTCTTGGGTGCGGTTTTCTTCGCCGCAGCTTTCTTCTTTGCCGGCGCCTTGCCTCCGACCCATGCTTCATTAAACGTGGGCGTCTTCTTATCGTCTCCAACTAACCGTCCGTTGATATCTCTAGCTCGTTCCGGCTCCTTGGCAAGTGACGGAAAGAACAGCTTGAAAATACTCTTGATCATGTTTTACTCCTCGTTTCTAGATCAACAGGTACAAAATCAAATTCCATACATCTGGCGGACCACCCTGCAAAGTCTCCGTCCAGTAGTTTTTGTTCCATCTTTTCAATGAATTCTTCTGGTTTTGGGCACTCGTCTACCACAAACAACTCACCTCGAAACGAGCCATCAAGCATAACAAAAGCGATGACGAGCACATGCAGTACCACGTTAGCCCACCTCTCCCCAGTTTTCCCCAATCTCGGAGTCAACATCGAACGGGACAGCCAAACCGTGTACGCAAGTTTTCATAATTTCAACTATCTTGTCTGCTTGTTCACGTGAGTTCACACTAAAACACAACTCGTCATGAACGGTGAGCAGTGGCAGCAGCCCTTCTTTGTAGCACTCAACCATCGCCTTCTTTGTTTGATCAGCACTAGAACCCTGTATCAGACGGTTCAACGCTTTGTATGTGAACGCCCGTCGTATCATGCCCCTGCCGCCATATTCTTTGGCTGCTTCTTCCAGCGGCAGTGCCTTGTTAAACTCGTAGGACCGTGGCTCCCACATGTTAAAGTGGCACTTGCGACCAAGCCATGTCCGCACAATGCCATGCTCGGCTGCTGTGTTTGCAGCCAAATCTGCCATGCCCTTCACGAAGGGTACCTTCAGGTGGTACTCCGCCAACAAACGCTTGGCCTCTTCCTCGGATATGTCCAGAGTTGTGCCCAGTTTCTTTCGGCCCATGCCGTACATGATGCCAAGGTTTACTGTCTTGGCTTCTTTGCGTGTGACACCCGCCATGTCTGCCACCATCTGGTGAAAGTCAGCATTGCCTTCATGGTACATCTTTACAATATCATCGATCAGCGGACTGCGGTTTGGACCTTTCAGTGCCCAGCAGTAGTGGGCAAGCCACCTGGGTTCCTGTGAGGCATAATCGAAGCTGCCCCACTTCTCGCCCTCTTCGGGCAAGAACAGACCACGAATCATCTTTTTAATTTCGGGATCCCGCGCCGGCTGCTGTTGGAGATTCGGGTGGGACGAAGAAAATCGTCCGGTGACTGTGCCCCCTTCATCTGAACGAAGAGGGTTAAAATCACAATGGATACGACCATTATGCTCATGCTTGAGTATAGTCTCGATAAACGTCGTGTTGGCTTTGTTGAACTCGCGAAGCCGGACAATCTTTTGTGCCACGGGGTGCACATGATTCGCCAGAAATACTTTTGTAAACGCTGGAGCATTTGTCTTTGCCGTCCGCTTGTATGACAAGCCTAGCTTATCAAACACCTTGGCAATAGACGACGCTGCCCACGGCTCCACCCAGATTCCTGTCTCGTCTTTGACTTCTTTCAGCAGGTTCTGTTCCAGCGCGACCAGCTTCTTCTTTGTCTGCTCTGCCTTGTCCACATCAACTCGGACGCCGCGTTCTTTCATGTCGAGCAGGACGGGAAGAAGCGAGGACTCCAGCTTGAAGATGCTTTCTATATTGTCGCTTTTTATTTCAATGCTCAAACGATCCCACAGCTTCAATGTGATTTCGGCATCCTTTTCTGCATACCTGCCCACGAACGATGCGTGCAGCTTCCACATCTCGCTCTTCGGATCGACGCCATACATAGCTGCCGCCGAACGCAGCATGACCTCGCTCTTGCCTTCTTCAAGATACTCACGACACAGCGAGTTCAGGTTGTAAAATCTACGGTTCTCGTTCAACAGCGGGGCTGCAATCATCGTGTCGATGACCGGACCCTGCACATCTATGCCTGCCCAGCGTAGCCAGCCCAGATCATACAGCGCATTGTGCATGACCTTTTCTATGTGTGGTGTAGCCAGTTGTTTCTTCAGCCAATTGAAGACGGTCTTCTCTGGCATGTTGCCACCACCCTCGTGACGTATCGGGAAGTATCCAACAAAATCCCCTGCCGCTATGGCTATGCCGATGATGTTGCCATCATCCCTGCACCACCCCGGACCCAGCGTGGTAAGATTCGGATCCCGAGTCTCCAGGTCGATTGCCATGCGATTGACAGAGGTCAAGTCCGGCAGACTCGACGGAGGCATCCACTCTTCCTCAAAATCTAACAGATCAGTCCGCATCTTTTATCTCACCGCCCAAGGCAGCGTACCCTATGATATCTATCCAAGTATCATTCTGATCAACGTCTTGTGACAAGCGCGCTAGCTTCAAGCCGATCATCATCATCGTGACTTCTTCAGGAGTTATCTTGCTCAACAACTTCCGTTGCAGCAGCACGTTCCAAATCGTTGCTATGCGCTCATGATTGATCAACGCCGAACCATACTGCTCGGCCCTCGGCCCGTTGATTAGCGTCTTTGCTTCTTCGAGTAACTCGTCACGTGTCATAGCTGAAACCTGTAGTTGGAGTAGGATTGCACAATATGCAGCGTCTTTCGCGCTCTCGTTATGCCCACATAAAAGGTGCGAATCTCTTCGTCCACGGTCGAGAACTTTTGTATTTTCGGACTCGTCTCTGTAAACAGAACCACGTTGTCTGCCTCGCCGCCCTTGGCCCGGTGGATTGTAGACACCTCGATGCGAGGCTTGCTGACGTTTAGTATCGACTCACCCATGCGCCTGACAGACGTTATATATGCATAGTCGATGTCTCGTATGCGTATGACATCGTACCACGGATCGTCCTTGCCAGCCGCCATGCCACAAAAGACGGTGAGATAATTCAAATCGTACAACCCATGAGACTCCAGCCCCGATATC